TCCGGTACCGCCGCGGTCCGGGCGACGGCCGGGATTGCGCTCAACAGCGGCTCCGCCGGCCAGCCGGCCGACATCCAGGAGGAAGGCCGGATCACGATCGGTGCGACCGTCGTCATCGGTACGATCTACGTCCAATCGGATACGCCAGGCGGGATCATGCCGGCGGCGGATCTGGAGACCGGCGACACTGTCACCGTTCTGGGCATCGGGGTGTCGGCCAGCCAGATCGATCTGAACATCCACCGCAGCGGCGTCGCGGTCCCCTGATCCATGACGATCACGGTGAAGGTCGCGGGGTTGAAGGAAGTTCAGGCGGCTCTACGAGAGCTGCCCAACGCGACCGCGAAGAACATCATGAGCCGCGTGTTGCTGAAACGCGCGGAACCCGTCGCCGAAGCGGCGCGCGCGCTGGTGCCGGTCCATGAAGGGCATCTGAGGAATTCGATCCATGTCTCGACCCGCTTGACGCGCCGGCAGCGGGGCCGGCATCGCAAAGTCGACCGGGATGACGTCGAGGTGTTCGTCGGTCCTGGCAGCGATCCTGCCGCGCACTTGCAAGAGTTCGGCTCCAGCCACCATGCCGCGCAACCCTTCATGCGGCCTGCGTGGGACAGGACCAAGGACGATCTCCTCGAAGGCGTCGGCGCCGACATGTGGGCGGAGATCGAGAAAGCTGTCGCTCGTCTCGCCAAAAAGGCAGCGAAGGTCTGATCCATGGAAGAGGGACTGATTGCCAAGCTGCTCGCCACGAGCGGCGTAACTTCGCTTGTCCAGTCGCGCGTCTATCCAGGGCGCCGGCCGCAGGCTTCGCCGCTGCCGGCTGTCGCCATGAATCGCATCTCGGGCGCTCCGGTCTACACCGACCAGGGCGAAGCCGGGTTAGCTTCGGCGCGCGTCGAAATCGATTGCTGGGGCGAGACATACACTTCGGCGAAGCAGACCGCGCGGGCCGTGATTGCGGCTCTCTCGGCGTTTTTCGGCACGGCGGGCGGCTACACATTCCAATATGTGTTGCTCGATACCGAGCGCGACTTCAGTGAGGCCGGAAGCAACGCGGCCGAATACCTCTATCGCACTAACCTCGACTTCACAGTCTGGTACGAAAACTAGGAGACATTCCAGATGACTGCCAATATAGGCCGCACTATCGTCGTCCGCTGGGGCGACGCATCTCCGATTCCTGCGGTTGCAGGGATCCGGGAGAAGAGCATTACCCTCGCGGGTGAAGCGGTGGACATCACCAATGATGACAGCGCCGGCTGGCGTCAACTTCTCGACGCCGCGCAGGTGAACAGCGTCGAGATCTCGGCATCTGGCGTGCTGATTAACGACACCCTGCGCACGGCCTGGTTTGCTGGCGCCGATGGCTCCGGCGAGCGCATGGCGCCCGCCGAGTTCGAATATTCCGACGGTGGCATCGTCTCCGGCACCTTCTATCTTCAGGAATATTCCGAGACGGGCAACCATGACGGCGAAATCACCTTCGAGGCGACTTGGATGTCGAACGGTGTCGTTGCCTATACGCCGGCGGCCTGATCATGGGTGTGTTCACCGATATCGAGATGGTGTGGGCAGGTAAGATCTACACCATCAAATCCACCCGCGTGATGGGCGCCATCGCGCAGATGGAGGAGCATCTCACGCTGGCCGAGATTGGCGCCTATGGGCGCCGGAAGACGGCGCCGCTGGCGCGGCTCTGCCAGGCCTATGCGGCGGTCTTGAAATATGCCGGCGCACGGGTGACGGCCGAGGAGGTCTACCAATTCGCGTTCTCCGGCGATGACAATCAGATGGCGGTGTTTATGGCCGTGATGAATCTGATGATGGTGGCGACGCCGGCGGATAAGCGGGCGGAATTCCAGCAGCTCGTCATCGATGCGCAGGCGGCCGCGGCGGAGGGCGGCGATACGAACGGCGAGGGGCAGCCGGATTCCGAGGCCGATCCGGGAAACGCACAGGCGGCCGCAGCAGCTTCGTAGAGGAAGCGTTCAAGATCTGCTGCCGGTCGCAGGACAAGGGGGGCTTCGGCCTCCAGCCAACACAGTTCTGGCGTCTGCATCCGACCGAGTTCTGGTGGCTCGCCGAAGCCAATAAGCCGGACCCGGTCTATCAAGGCAAGAAGCATTCGATCCGGGGCTCCGAGGTCGAAGGCATCGTCGCCGATCTCCGATCCAAGGGAATGACGAGCAAATGGCGCAAGCAGTAGTTGGCGCGCTGCGCATCGACCTCGCCATGAATGCGGGGGAGTTCCGGCGCGGTTCCAAACAGGTGCAGGCCGAGATGAGCAGTCTTGGCCGTGCGATCTCGGATATCAGCTCCAAGATCGACCGGGCCAGCATCTTCATCAATACGGGCATCCTGGCCGCGCAGCGCTTCTCCAGTGTTTCGCAAGGCATTCTCAATGTTGCTTCATCCTTCGAGAAGGGGATGAGCAATGTCGCCACGCTTATCGATACGAATACCGAAAGCATGGGCAAGATGTCCGATGAGGTCCTCGCCATCGGCCGGCGTACGCCTGTTGCGCTGGCCGATCTGACCCAGGGCCTGTTCGACATGCGGTCCGCCGGTATCGGGGCCGAGGACGCGATGCAGCTGCTCGAGGGGTCCGCGCGCCTCGGTGTCGCCGCTCTGGGAACGACGGCCGAGACGGTTGACATCGTCACTTCGGCGATCAACGCCTTCGGCCTGCAGGGGGCCGAGACGGAGAAGATCTTCGACCTCCTGTTCAAGACCACCAATTACGGCAAGGTGACGATCAGTCAGCTGGCGAGGGGGTTCGGTGCGGTCGCGGGCACCGTCGCGCAGGCTGGCATCAAACTTGACGAATATCTCGCCTCGGTTTCCGCGCTCACGACGACCGGTCTTCCTGCCGCAGAGGCGCACACCCAGATCAGGGCGGCGATCGCCGGTTTGACGCGCGAGAGCGAGATCGGCAAGAAGGTGCTGACGACGCTGGGTGCGAAAACCTTCAAGGATTTGATCGAGCAAAGCGGCGGTCTCGTCGGCGCCTTCGAGAAGATCCGTGCCACCTTGCAGGGCAACGATGCCAATCTGATCAAGCTGCTGGGCTCGGTCGAAGCCTACAACGCCCTGATCGGCCTGACCGGAAAGCAGAATGCGAGCTTCCGCAACACGCTCCACGAAATGCGGGAGGGTGTCGATCAGGTCGGCGTGGCTTTCGACAAACAGAACGCCACGATTTTCGCCGCCACGCAGCGGCTCACCAATAATCTCCAGGCGCTGGGCATTGCGATGGGCAATGCGCTGGCGCCGGGGATCAAGAGCGTTTCCAACTTCGTCGAAAGCATCACGACGGCGTTCAAAAGCCTGTCGCCGGAAATGCAGGAACTCATTGCGCGCCTTGGCGTGTTCGCCGCGGCGATCGGCCCGGCGGTGATCGCAGCCGGCTTCTTCGCCAATGCTCTCGGCGCGCTCATTCCGGTATTCACGGCGATCGGCGTGCTGGTCGCCGGCTTAATCGCATCCACCGGGCCTATCGGGATGTTCGTGATTGCCGCGAGCGCGGCAGTGACGGCGTGGAACATCTTCAAAGAAGACATCATCACGATCTTCAACAGCATATCGGCGTTCATAGCTGAGAAGATCGATCAGATCATCGGCAAGCTCACCGAACTCGCCAATGTGATCAACACGGTGTTCGGCAAGATTTCGGAAGGCGACTTCACCGGGGCATTCGAGGCGATCAGCGGAACCGCCACGCCCGCCGTACAGGGGCTCGCCGACGCCTTCAGCAATCTTGAGATGCAGGCCAATCTGGTCAGTGTGGCAGTCGCGACCGAAGCCCAAGCCACATTGGCCACCGTGCCGATTACCGATCTCGCGACCGCGGCGACAAACAAACGGAGCGAAGCCCAGCGCATCCTCAACCAGCTCATGCGCGAAGGGAAGCGGGTTACCGAGGAGATGGCGACGCCGGAAGAGGCGCTGCTTGCCCGGCAGCAGAAGCTGACGACCCTGCTTATGGCACAGGCGATCAGTGCCGAAACCTACGGCCGGGCGATGCAGAAGGCCGCGTTCGTCTCGGCAAATGCCTATGCGACCATGGCGTCGGGCATCGCCAGCAACCTCGCGACGGCCTTCGGCAACTCCAAGGCGTTCGCCATCGCGGCGGCGATCATCAACACGGCCGAGAGCGTGACCAAGACGCTCGCCACCTACGGCGCGACTCCCTGGGGGATCGCGGCGGCAGCAGCGGCAGCGGCAGCAGGGGCGGCGCAGATTTCCGCCATCCGTAGCACCACGAAAGGCGGCGGTGGTGGCGGCGGTGGTGACGGCGGAGGAGGTGGGGGCGGGGCTGCGGCGCCCGCTGCTGCAGCTCCACAGCAAAGCTTCCTGATCGATCTCCAGGGGCAGACCTTCGGGCGCGACCAGGTGCGCGGGCTGATCATGCAGATCAATGAAGCGATCGGCGATGGCGCCGTCTTGAGGGTTGCGCGATGAGCGTCGTAATTTCCAGCAGCCTGACGCTCGGCGAAAGCGTTTCAGGCGGCGGCGTCATCAACGCCAACAATCCGATCATCGGCTATCAGAACCTCGTCACCTCGACCAACATTTCGGCCACCACGGGGGACGCCGATTTCCCGGCTGCCAATATGGCGAACCCTTCCACAAGTCTGCGCTGGCTCGGTGAGATCGGTTCGCCTGAGGCGGACGAGTACATCACCATCGAGGTGAACACGGCGGAGCTGATCGACTATGTCGGCATCGCCCGGCACAATTTCGGTACGGCCCAGATCCCGGTCTCGATCGAGGGCTTGGTCGATCCCGATGCGAGCCCCTTGGTCTGGGATGAGATCGTGCAGGACAGCATTCCTGCCAACGATCAGCCGCTGATCCTGCGCTTCACGCCGGCCGCCTATGCTTCGGTGCGGATACGCCTTCAGCCTGGCAGTGCGGGACCGACCGCGGCCGTCGTCTATGTCGGCAAGCTGCTGGTGCTCCAGCGCCGCATCTATGTCGGACACACGCCGATCAATTACGGGCGGGCCTCGAAGGTCATCAATGCGAAGTCCGAGAATGGCAGCTTCCTCGGCCGCATCGTTCTGAACGAGAGCACCACGTCTAAGGTGGATCTGCAGAACCTGACGCCGGACTGGTATCGAACCTATTTCGATCCCTTCGTCACGGCAGCGCGCGAGAAGCCTTTCTTCTGGGCATGGCGGCCGTCGGACTATCCGGCTGAGTGCGGATACGCCTGGCTGACCAACGATCCGAAACCAAGCAATCAGCTGGCGAATGGCATGATGCAGGTGAGCTTCGATATGGGCGGCATCTACACATGAAATCGCTCACCTATATCGAAGTCGACGTGCCGGAATTCGGCGATGCCGATCTCGTCGGCAAAGCAGTCGTGCCGGGACTGGAGTATGACTTCGACGAAGGCGAAGCGCTGGGCTGGACGGGCACCAATGCGACCGTAGGCGCCAGCGCGACCGGCCTCGATGTTACGCAGACCGGCGCGGATATGAACCTGCTCAGCCCGGTTGGCTTAACGATCTCTGGCGCAACGCAGCGCTACATTCAAATCGATGTCGAGCGGACAGGCTTGCGCGTGGGCGGCGCGTGGCAGGGCACCTGCTATTAT